AGACAACAACGGCGTCAAAGGCTGTTGTTGATAGCATCAAGGCCATTGACACCGCCGCCTCAACGGTTGCAAAGACGGTAAACCGAGACATGGTTGGCTCGATGGGCGGCTTCAAGGAGGTCACCGATCTAACCCGCAAGCACTTCAAATCCATCATTGAGCAAACCGGCAAAGCCAAAAGCGTCCATGCTGGCGCCATTGAGGCCATGTCGTCGGCTGGCAAGACGGCAAGTGACGTAATTGATCGGCAGGCCAAGCTGGCCGCGTTCAAGGCCAAGCAGGGGATTGTTGACATCACCGCGCAGGCCAAGGAATCGGGCGACGAACTGATCCAGAACGCTGAACGTGTTGGCGCCGGGATCGGCAAGGCGATGCTGGTTGTTGGCGGCGTGTTTACGGCCAAGGGCGTCTTCGATTTCGTCAAAGCCGGCATCGACGCCGCAGACAGCATCAACGACCTGAGCCAGAAGATCGGCGTCAGCGTCGAAAACCTTGCCGGTTACAAGCTGGCCGCCGAACAGAGTGGCACCAGCCTGGAGGGCATGGGCAACGCAGCCAAAAAGCTGAACCAGGAGATTGCCACAAACAATCCGTTACTCGCCAAACTAGGCATCACTGCCAAAGATGCAAACGGTGCCATGTCGCAGTTGGCCAATGTGTTTGCCTCCATCCCGGACGGTGCGCAGAAAACCGCCATTGCCATGCGGTTGATGGGAAAGAGCGGCGCCGACATGATACCGCTGCTCAACGGCGGCGGCGCGGCGCTGGAAAAGATGCTGGAACAGGGGCGGAAACTCTACCCCGTCACCACCGAAATGGCGCGCGCGGCGGATCAGTTCAATGATTCGATGGTCGCGTTCAACGTACAGGCAGAAGGCTTCGGAATTTCAATCGCCAACCATATCCTGCCCGGCATGAATGGAATGCTGGCGCGCTGGAATGATGCTATTTCCCTGTCACAAAAACATGGTGGATTCATCGGTCTGGTCATGGGTGGCATCAACCCGACCGGAACCAATAGCGCCAATCTGAAAGAGATCAACAGCCAGATCGAAAACATGCGCCAGCAGCTTGGTTATGTGCCGAAAGGCGCAGACACCAGCAAATTCGACGCAGAACTGGCGCGGCTGCAAGCCATCAAAAAGAGTTTGCAAGAAATCCAGCGCGCCCAAGCCCTGGCGCTGAATGACAAATTCGGCACAGCCGACTACAAAGTCGCCAAGACGCCGCGTAAGGAACTACCGAAAGACCTGCTGGATAAATCCAGCAAAGCCGCCAAAGCCACAAAAGACAAGATTGACCTAATCGACCCCTTCGGCAAAGAGCGCAACGCCGCCATCAAGGCCGCCGCCGATGCGAACAACAAAGCGTTCGACGAATACGCGGCCGGAGTCGATTACAAAATCGCGCAGGATGAAAAGCTGGCCGCCTCATTCGGCGCGCTTAATATCGACGTGGCGGAAGGGCTGCGCGAGTCCATTGGCCAGCTATTCGGCAGCGATGCCAGCCGCGCCTTCGATGCGGTCGATAAAGACATCAGCAAAATGCGCGCCAGCCTGGCGTCTATGCAGGACGGCATCGACCCCGCCTATTACGCCCAGATGGTTGAAGCGATCAATGCGCTAGCCGATTCCCGCTACAAACTGGCCGATGCGGAACTGATCAACAGCGAATTCTCCAAAGCGCAGCAAACCATCAGCAGCGCCGAAGCCTCGCTGCAATCGCGCGTCGTAACCGGCCTGCTGGATGAAACGCAGGCGCGTATTGATTTGCGTCAAATCATCGGGCAGCAAGGCAATGCGCTGCAAGACCTGATCCCGAAACTGCAAGCGCTGATGGCTGCCAGCAACGACGCCAGCAAAACCGCCGGCTTGCAGGCGATGATCGACAAGATCAAGGAAATGCAGGCCATCGGTGCACAGAGTGGCTGGCTGGCCGGCATGGAGTCTGGCTTGAATAAGTACGCCAAAGCCAGCACCGATGTGTTCAAAACCGTCGAAGATGCGGTCAGCAAATCTTTCAAAAGCATGGAAGATTCCCTCACCAATTTTGTCATGACGGGCAAGCTCGACTTTAAGAGCCTAGCCAACAGCATGATTGCCGACATGGTACGCATCGCCATTCAGCAAAGCGTCACCAAGCCGCTGGCCGCTGCCGCAGCTTCATTTCTGCCTTCGATATTCGGCGTCAAATCCGCGCAAGGCAATGTATTCAACAGCGCCGGTTTATCCGCCTACAGCAACCAGATCGTCAGCCAGCCAACAGTATTCCCGTTTGCGCACGGTATCGGCCTGATGGGCGAAGCCGGCCCCGAGGCGATCATGCCGCTTAAGCGCGGCCCGGATGGGAACCTTGGTGTGCGTGCAAGTGGCGGCAGTTCCAATGTCACGGTCAACGTCATCAACAACGCGCAGGGAACCAAGGCGACGGCTCGCGAAAGCACTGACGGAAGCGGGAACAGAATGATTGAAGTGTTCATCGAGCAAGTGAAGGGCGCTATTGCTGGTGACATCAGCCGTGGCTCTGGCTCGGTGCCTGATGCAATGGCGTCAACCTATGGCCTCAACCGCGTGGCCGGAGCTTACTAATGGCAACATTCCCGGCAACCCTACCAAAGCCATCCTACAACGGCTATCAACTGGCACCAGAAGACCAGACCGTCCGCACGGATATGGAAGTTGGGGCGGCAAGGACACGCAGACGCACCGCTTCGCGTAACGATCAAGTCAGTCTGACGTGGGTATTCACCGATGCCGAAATGGCGATCTTCCGTGCTTGGCATCAAAACGCAGTTGGATGGTCTTTTTTCTACCCGCACAACACAACCGGAGCGGCAAGCTGGGGGAACACGCGATCAACCGATATTGCGAATTACGGCGCAGCCCCAGACGCAACAGTCACTGCAACACTTCTTGGCGCTGACGCAACGCTTACCAACTCGCACCTTGTATTTAAGAACCAAGCCGGCCTGCAAGATGATACTAAATACACGTTCTCAGCGTATTTGAAGGCGGTGACCAAGACGTGGGCGCGCTTATCAATAGTCAACAAGGCTGGCGCCGACAAGGTGGCGTATTTCGACATATCAACAGGCGTTGTTGGTGGAACTCACAGTGCGGATGGTTACGGCATTGAGTCGGTTGGAGATGGATGGTTTCGGTGCTGGGTAACGGTCAACTTGCTCACTGGAGGAAGCACGCCGCAGCCAAGGATTTGTATTGCGGAAGCAAATAACGACATTACGTTTGACGGAACCTACTTGACCGCTACGGCGCAGGCTGGGGCTGCGAGCAGCATCACACTGAACGCCGGGGCGAGCGCGACAACGAACTTCTACTTGGGCAAGCTCATCGAAATCACCTCTGGCACCGGGGCGGGCCAGACCGCAACAGTAACCGCATACGACGGCACAACGAAGGTCGCGACTGTTGGAGTGGCTTGGGCCACTGCGCCTGACGCGACAAGCGTGTTCAGGATTTTGGACGGCATTCTGTGCTGGGGAGACAACCTGACAAAGAGCGACGACGTGCTTCCGTTCCTTCCGACGCTATCTACCGGAGAGGTGGACGGTGCGGCTGGCGGCGCTGCGTGGTTCACTGGCTTGAGTTTGGCGATTGGCGACACAGGCATGACCTCGGAGGAATGCCGATTCTCCGGTGCGTGGGCTGCCACACCAATGCCGGGTTTGATCTGGAACGTCACCGCAAAGCTGGAGGTTCGCTGATGGCTGACTCGACATTAAGCGCGGCGATCAAGGAGGCGTATGCAAGCGCCCCAAGCAACAGCGTCATCTATCACACGTTGGAAATCTGGCACCCGAATTTCACTGTGCCAATCCGCGTCGTGCGGGACCGAGTTGATCTGACCGCCAAGCTGGAAGCCAGCGCACCACGCGACGCCGGCACTATGCAGACCTTCGTTGCCTTCGCGTTCGATATCGCGCCACCAGACTCGACATTCTCTGCTGTGCCTCAATGCACGATTGAAATGGACAACGTGAGCCGGGAAATCCTGTCTCAGATCGAGGCCAGCATGGGGAGCACGGAAACCATCACCGTGATCTATCGTGCATTTCTGTCGAGCAACCTAGCCGTTGGGCCTGAGAACGACCCGCCCATTACGCTCACGGTGCTGTCGATATCGGCAACCGTTTTTCGCATCAGGGCGACCTGCGGCTTCGGAGACTTGGCAAACAAACGGTTCCCGTCGAAGGATTACACGGCTGCCGTGTTCCCCGGATTGATTGCGCAATGACGACGGCATGGGCGGCTCAATATATTGGCGATCCTTGGGTTGCTGGCGAGCACGACTGCTGGGCCTTCGCGCGCCGCGTGTGGCGAGAGAGGTTTGGTTGGAACGTGCCAGCAGTTGACGTTGACGCATTGAGCAAACTCGCCATCAGCCGAGCCTTTGACGCGCACCCAGAAAAGCTGAATTGGGAAAGCATCGCAGAACCAACGGACGGTGCTGGCGTGCTGATGGGCAAGTCGAATCGGGCGGCGCATGT